CTGATTGCCCTGATGGGTTTAAACATTTTGAAAGAACTCCTTTGTCAACTGCAATGGAAGGTGATTTCGATACTGGCAACATGCGTTTCAAGGCGAGAGAAAGATATTCTTTTGGATTTTCTAATCCAAGAGCTGTCTTTGGCTCACCAGGAGCATAGTTCTAACAGATCTTAAAGAAGTCTTAATCTCTACTTTATAACTCAGTGAGATTAAAATCAGGGGTAAACATTGTTTACCCCTTTTTTTTTGTTTATAATCGAAAGCACTAGGGTAACAATTGTTTTATAGACTGACCTAGCAGACAAGCCAAGACTATAAAACTTATTTCCAACGGAGGAAATTATGGCAAAAAGTACATTCTCAGGACCAGTAAAATCACTTGCTGGATTTATCTCAGCTGGTAGTTCATCAGTAGTCAGTCTGACGGCAGACACAACTTTAACTGTTGAAGCTCACGCTGGTAAAATTTTAACGACTAACGACGCTGATGGTAAATTCACTTTACCTACTATCGTAGCAACTAGTCCTAGCGATCCTACAGATCCTAATCAATTAAATAATTTAGGTGCTACTTATTTCTTTGTAGTAGAAACAGCAGCGACTGATATGGACATCTTAACTGACGGTACTGACAAATTTGTTGGTGGCCTATACACAGGTGTAGACGATGCCACAGGTAAAACATTTATCTCTGGCGCTTCCAATGATGTTATTACTATGAATGGTTCTACCAAAGGTGGACTAGCTGGTAGCATAGTCAAAGTAACTGCAATAGCAGATAACAAATATGCTGTCGAAGGTTTAATCTTAGGTTCAGGCACTATAGTTACACCATTTGCTGACGCATAATCAGGAGTAAATTATGGCTGATACAGTAACGTCACAAACCATAGCCGATGGCGATAAGATCGCAATTTTAAAATTCACCAATGTCAGCGATGGCAGTGGTGAATCGGCGGTAAAAAAAGTCGATGTATCTGCTTTAGCTGCTAATAGCCAAGGTGCTACTTGCACTGGCGTTAAAGTAGCTAAGATTTGGTGGGCTTGTCGAGGCATGGGAGTAAACATCGAATTTGATGCTTCTACCAATGTCTTGATAACTGGCCTACCAGCAGATAGCACAGGTGATGAGTATTACGACGAAGTATTTACTGGAATCCCAAACAATGCAGGATCTGGTAAAACTGGTGATATAGATTTCACTACAGTTAGTGCTAGTAGTGGTAACACTTATTCGATAATTTTAGAGTTAGTTAAAACTTACGCATAAGAGGTGTTAAATGGTTTATAAAAAAACAAAAGGTTACGCCATGGGTGGCATGGCAAAAAAAACTAAGGGCTATGCCAAAGGCGGTATGACTAAGAAAACCAAAGGCTACGCTAAAGGTGGCATGGCTAAAGGTACTAAAGGTTATGCCAAGGGTGGTATGGCTAAAAAAACTAAAGGATACGCCAAAGGTGGTATGGCTAAAAAGAAAAAGTAATTAGTGCCAAACTTAATTAGTAACGTCCCATATTTTAGGTGTTGGGTAAGGAGAGAGTTTACTTGTAATCACACCGATTATCATGGTCAGTTTATTCATGCTTATGCTATTGCTGTTAACACCATTCCAGATCGATCTTTATCTTTTCAAGTAGTATTTACTGGTTGTGAAATCGATGATGAAGACTGGCAAGAAGAAAATATTCACGGCGGCGCTATGTGGGCTAGAATGCCCATTCAAGCATTGGTTGCCGATATCCCAGTAGAACAATGGCCAGAGCCAATGGAAGATCACATTGCTCAACCTTGGGATTGTGAATCAAGAGATCACTCAGTAATTATTATGGATCGAGTCAGCTCTAGTCCTTGGATCTGTAAAATAGCTGGCGAGTTCTATACGGGTAAATATTTATTTACAGTTGATTACACAAACAACGAAATAGCTGATGATCCTGCTCAACATAAACAATCACATGTGTTATATTTAACTGACGCTGGCAAGTGGACAGGCAACTTTGTCGCTTTACCTAACAATAGAGTTAGAGCAACAAGCCCAGCCTTATGGCGAACTGGAGAAGGTGCTCCAGATTTTATGCCATCACAATGGGTTCACTCAGCTGAAGGACACGAAAGTTATTTAGATCCAAAGATAACTTTCAATAATTTATATGACGAGGATGATTAAATGGCAACTTCAGGCAGTACTAATTTTGAACCAAACGTTACCGAGTTTATTGAGGAAGCGTTCGAGCGTTGTGGCGTAGAATTAAGAACAGGTTACGACTTAAAAACAGCTAGAAGATCTATCAATTTAATGTTGGCTGAATGGGCCAACCGTGGCTTAAATCAATGGACCATAGAACAAGCAACACAAACTGTTACTGAGGGCACAACTGATTACACTTTAAACGCTAATATTATCGATATTCTTGATGTAGTGGTTAGAAGAACAACTAATCAAGTGCAAACTGATATCAGCATGGATAGAGTTAGTCGCAGTGAATACATCAACATTCCAAACAAAACTACTAAAGCTAGACCAACACAATTCTTTTTAGATAAGTTAAATACGCCAGTTTTAAAAATATGGCCAGCACCAGAGAACTCTACGGATGTATTGGTGTTTAATAAAATAGTTAGAATGGACGATGCTGATTCAGCTATCGACACCATGGACATGCCTTTTCGTTTTTATCCTTGCTTTGTTGCAGGTTTAGCTTACTACTTATCAATGAAACGAGCTCCAGAAAGAACTCTACCATTGAAAGAAATATACGAAGAAGAATTTAGAAGAGCAGCCGATCAAGACGAAGATCGAGCTTCATTAAGAATAGTACCTTATACCCAGGGCTACTAATGGCTAAGACATCAGGTAAATACGCTTATGGAATATGTGACATAAGTGGCTTTCGTTACAAATTAAAAGATATGAAAAAAACTTGGGACGGTTTATTAGTTGGACCAGATCAATGGAGTCCTAAACATCCACAGTTAGATCCACAAAGACATGTTGCTGATGCTGAGGCTTTATTAGATCCCAGACCAAATACTGACTTTGAAGTAAACGAAGGTAAAGTAACAACAACTGAGGACCCCATAGGATCTGAAATCAAGGGAAATAAATTAACAGCCTCTATTGGGGATGTTACAATTACGACATGACTTACGCAGAACTAACGACATTAATTCAAAATTTTTGTGAAAGCACTGAAACAACTTTTACCAATACCATTCCTGACTTTGTAAAAAATGCTGAAGATAGGATATTTGAATTAGTACAATCGGATTATTTTAGAAAAAATGTGCAAGGTAACTTAGCAACTGGTAATAGATTTTTAACTTGCCCGACTGATTTTATTAGTAGTTTTTCTTTAGCAGTTATTGATGGTAATAATGATTACGAATTTTTATTAAAAAAACATCCAAGCTTTATGCAAGAATATAGTGTTGATGTTTCTGATACTAGCTTGAGATCTAAACCTTTGTACTACGCAGACTTTGATAAAGAATTATCTTCGGGATCTAATAGTGGTTCAACTATTATTGTTGCTCCAGTACCAGATACAAACTACAGTGTCGAGTTACACTATTTATACAGACCAACTAGTTTAGTTACTGATACCACTGGCACTTGGTTATCAACCAACGCTAGAAACACTTTATTGTATGGAGCCCTAGTAGAAGCTTACACTTTCTTAAAAGGCGAACCAGATTTAATAACTTTGTATGAAAACAGATTTCAACAAGAAATTTCTAGATTAAAAAACAGAGCAGAAGCAAGAGGTAGGAGAGACGAATATCGTTACGATTCGTTAAGATCACAAGTAACTTAATGGAAAAAATAAAAGATTTAGAGGGCAAGAAAATTGCCATCGTAGGCTTAGGCAAAAGTTGGTTTGAGTTTGCTTTAGCTAGAACCAATGGTACTAAGTTTGATGAAGTCTGGGCAATCAATGCTGTTGGTAATGTTATTTATCATAATCGTGTTTTTATGATGGATCCAGCTTCTAGATTCTTCGACAGTGACGATGCTGGATTTCAAACTAATGGCGCACAAGAAATGTTAAAAAAACATCAAGGCCCTATCTATACTTGTGAGTTAGATGAAAGATGTCCAGGCTTGGTTGAATATCCAATCAAAGAAATACTCGAAGAAACCAATTGTCATTATTTAAATAATACCGTGGCTTATGCCATTGCTTTTGCTTTTTGGCATAAAGTTGGTGCTATACATTTATTTGGCATAGATTTTGGCTACAAAGGCAATTTGTATTTTGCTGAAGCTGGTAGAGCTTGTTGTGAGTACTGGTTAGCACTTTGTATGAAAGAAGGCATTGAAGTTGGCGTAGCTGCAACTTCTTATCTGTTAGATACAGCCGTACCAGATGATGAAAAACTCTATGGCTATCATCGTTTAGCAGATCCTTTAATACCAATTTATGATGAACAAAAACAAAAACTTTCAATTAATAAAAGAAGTGACTTTGAAAACAAAAGTTATATACCAGAACCTACTTTAGTTGGTAGAAACGAAGACGAAAAAATAAATATGAACGATTTAATAAACGATAAAAAAAACGAACCTAAAAAATGGTAATAAAAATAACTCCAGATGGAATGCCAGCATTAGGAGTTGTTGAAGTAGCGACTACAAACTTTGGTGGGCACCCTCCAGATTATTGGGCAGATCGGCTAACTGAAAAAATAGTAGGTTACTCGGAAACTAAAGAGCCACACATTAATGAGCAAGCAAAAGCCTATCGAGACGCTATTAGAGAAGTTTGTTTGATTTACATTAAAAATGCTATAAAATCTTATAAAGCTAGTTTAATTCAAGAGCTGATTGAAGCCGGCGATGAAGACTTAGCAAAAATTATTAAAAGGATATAACATGGCAATTACATCTACATTGACAACTAGTTTCAAGAAAGAGTTACTTGAAGCTGTACACAACTTTAAAAACTCAGGTGGCGATACTTTTAAGTTAGCTTTATATACTAGTTCTGCAACACTTGGTGCAACTACAACTGCTTTTGTTACTACTGGGCAAGCTTCAGGTACTAACTATACTTCAGGCGGCGCAAACCTAACTAGAGTAGATCCAACTACTGGCGGAACTACAGGTTTTACTGATTTCTCAGATTTAACTTTCGGTACGGCTACTATTACAGCTAGAGGCTGTATGATTTATAACTCAACTGATAGTAACAAATCAGTAGCCACTATTGATTTCGGTGGAGATAAAACTTCAACCGCTGGTGACTTTACAATAGTTTTCCCAGCTGCTGCTGCCTCTACTGCTATTATCAGAATAGCATAAGGAGAAGAGCATGGCTCTTGTCCTTAACGATAGGGTAAAAGAAACCACTACCACTACAGGAACGGGCACCGTTAATTTAGGTGGTGCAGCAACAGGTTTTGAAACTTTTGTAGCTGGAGTTGGTAATAGTAATACCACTTATTATTGTATAACCGCAGGTGCTGAATTTGAGGTAGGTATTGGTACTGTTACCGATGCTACACCCGATACGCTTTCACGTACCACAATCTTATCTAGTTCTAACAGTGATAGTGCTGTTGATTTTAGTGCTGGCACTAAAGACGTATTCTGTACTTTGCCGGCAAGTAAAGCAGTCTTTGAAGATGCAAGTAGCAATGTTACTTTGCCTGGAATCATAACGGCAGTAGGAACATCTGTGTTTACTAATTTAGATATTTCAGGTGACGTAGATGTAGACGGCACATTAGAGGCTGATGCTATGACTTTAAATAGTACAGCTATTACAACAACAGCAACTTTAGATACTGGCATATCAAATAACAATGTACCTAAATTTACAAGTGGCGTAGCTGATGACGATTTTTTGAGAGTAAATGGCACAGCCATAGAGGGTAGATCAGCAAGTGAAGTTTTATCAGATATAGGTGCTTCAGCTGCCGCAGGTAGTTCAAGTATTGTCACTACAGGTGCATTAGATTCTGGGTCTATTACAAGTGGTTTTGGAACAATCAATAATGGTTCTAGCACGATTACAACCACTGGTGCTATCACTGGTGGGTCATTAGTTGCAGACAACATAACTATAGACGGCACAGAAATAGATTTATCTAGTGGTAATTTGACACTAGACGTAGCTGGAAATATAAAACTAAACGCAGATGGTGGGCAAATAGCTTTTGAAGATGGTTCTGCTGAAATAGGAGTATTGGAAAACTCTAGTTCTAACTTTTCAATAGAAGCAAAAGTACAAGATAAAGATTTGCTTTTTAAAGGTAATGATGGTGGTTCAGG